TCAGGAACCTGGAGGACGATGAGGGCGTCCTTGACACTGATATGAAGTACCAGAAGTACATCATTGGGGCCTCCAGGGACATTCTTGGCCTAGACCCGCTGGGCCGATATCCCAACCCGTTTTCAGCGGACATGGGGGAGCTACCTCCCAAGATCCGAACACTGGTTAGGGATTTCAAGGAATCCCAAAGGAAGAAGGAACGTATGTCACTACCCGAAGAGAAGTACAAGAGACACGAAACAATGAAAGAGACGAGAGATTTTTGGAAGGCAACAGTGGCTGCAGCCAGAAGATGGCGGCGTCGTCAACAGTCCCCTGAGTACAGGAGCGAATAATGAAGGCAGTGATTGTAGATTTCCTCAGTACAGCCAAGAGCAAGCGTGTCATTTTGGCTACGGTAAGCGCGTTTATCGTGGCTGCGGGACATGAATACTTTGGCTTTGACACCGATACAACTACCAAGCTGACAGCCATCGCAGCAAGTCTTATAATAGGCGACTCACTCAGGCCTACAGCAAAGGTGAACAATGGCTAAGGACAAAGACCGCAAGAACGACAAGCGTGATGCCAAGGTAGACAAGCTGGCGTCTCGTGCAAATCTGGCCCTTGCCAAGGCCCAGAAGCGCAAGTGGCTTTTCATGTTGATCTGTGCTGCTATTGCAGCCTATGTGGTCATCAGCAAGGGGGGCATTAACCTTGGGGGCATCCTGGACAAGATCAAGGGGGTAGCACCATGAAGATGCGGTTCATTAAACCAGGCGAGAGGAAGAGGTTCATGGTCAGGAGTCCTGTAGGTAAGGATGCCATGGATCTATGGGGACATATTAACTCAATGGGCTACGAGCCGGTGGGGCTAGTTCGCTTCCTCCTGCACGTGATCATGCCCAAGAAGAAGAAAAATGACGACTGACCAGTGGCTTAGTCTACTTCACTCCGTTGGACTTCCGACCTTTTTCCTCCTGGCCCTCCTGATGCTGTGCTGGCGCAGCATGAAGGCCATGACGCCCTTTATAAAGGATGCGTACAGTAAGCACATGCACCTGGTAGAGGATGTAAGTAGCTCTGTACAAGAGCAGACGAACATTCTAAAAGGGATGCAGGAGGATACCAAGAAGTCTAGGACTGCCTTGAGACATGCAGCAGAGGCCCTGGAAGACCTGGCTCCAGATGTGAACAGGGTAGCGGTAACCATCCATACAGACAGAATGAAAGACTCATTGGAGGGCTAGTCAGAGAACAAAGGGGACACACCTTGGGGAATGTTCTAGTGATCGGGGACACCCATTGCCCTGCCATGCTGGACGGGTATGTGGGCTTTCTTCTGAAGATGAAGAAGCGTTGGAACTGCAGGAAGGTGATTCATATTGGGGACGTAGTTGACTGGTCGAGCATAAGCTATCACGAGAAGAACCCTGCCATGCCAGGGGCTGGGGATGAGTACAAGAAGGCTCTGAAGCAGGTTCAGAAGCTCTACCGTGCCTTCCCACGGGCCGTAGTGATGACAGGCAACCATGACGATCTACCGGCCAGGCAGGCCCGTAGCAGTGGTATACCGCCGGAGCTACTCAAGTCCTACTCCAAGATATGGGAGACACCTAACTGGGACTGGAGGCCCAGGTACGCAAGCTACGTCCACGAGGGCGTAACCTATGTACATGGGGACAGGGGTAAGGGTGGACTACAGGCTGCCTTAAAGAACGCCAAGGAGAACTTCACACCCTGGGTACAGGGTCATTTGCACTCCCAGGCGGGGTGTTCGTACTTTGCCAACCAGGATAGCGTAGTCTTTGGCCTCTCCACGGGCTGTGGAATCAACTATGAGGCTGCGGCCATGGACTATGGGAAAAGGTTCTCAGCGAAGCCTGTGGTGGGCTGTGGGGTAGTCCTGGGGGGGCGTCAGGCCTTGTTTGAGCCCATGCCTATATAGTGCAGCTTCCAGACGGGGAACCCCTCTGGGCCGTACTCCATTTCAAGCACATGCCTGTGCCCTTTGACCTCGATTACCCTACCTCGCTTCTCATGAGCGAGATTGATGAGGTACTCGTAGCCGTCGTATGGCCCGCCCATCGTCTCCGCGATGCAATGTGTATTGTCCATGGACAAGCCTGCGCAGTTCCAGGGCTGTACGAAACACATCATGGCTTATTGACAGATTGTTATCCCCCACCTTATCCCATAGGACATCAATCTCCCGTTCCAGTTCTTTCATTAGCGACAATGGCATCAGTAACTCCCTTCAGATCGTGAACGTAACACACCACCACCCAGGGCTTCCCATTGCGCCTGTGTAGCACTATGGGCTTCTCTTCTGACAACTTGTCTTCGCATGCCTTCTCCAGTGCAGCATACAGGTTAAACCGTTCGGCCCGCTTAACCTCCATGAAGAGGCCGTCCAGTCCTTCAATGTCCGCATTGCCTCCCCTACCACAGTATTGTACAGAACGACGGTAAGAGCCTCCTAGAGCGTCTGAGAGAGCTTTACAGGCTTCTCTTTCCCCTCTCTTCCCCTTATTTCTGCTCATTCTCCCCATGATCTGGCACACTCCTTAGATGCTGCGGTAATTTCCATGGTATATGGGCGATATGGCCCGCCCTTCTCTCTCTTTCCACGTCACTCCACTGACCCTGGATCTCCAGGCAGACTCGCTTGATCCTCCTGCTCATAAGGTCTTGCGCGTGGGTGCTGGTATTGCAGTCAATGATGGCCCATATCTCTTCGCCACTTGCCTGGTCTTCTATATCGACTGGAGATTTGAATCGTCGCTTCTTCAAAAAAGACTTGCACCTTCCACAGAACCTGGATCTTCGCTGTCTTGTTTGGAGGCTGAAGACTGATCTGCATCTCGCACACCGTTTTCCTCGTACCCGCCGAACGCCTGCCTTTCTGGGATAAACGTGGTCACGATCCACTCCTTCTCGACGGGGCCATTCCGTCTTTTTGCCACCCTGATCGTGTACTTGTTTTCGTCCTTTTCGTCCTTTTCTATCTTGTGAAGCCAGCAGAGGAACATCACGATGTCTGCGTCTTGTTCGATCTGACCCGACTCCTTCAGGTCTGCCAGTTGGGGATTCCATTGATCTCGCCTCTCTGATTCCCTTGATAGTTGACAGAGCGCGACAACCGCACACTGACATCGCTTGGCCACCTGTTTGAGCCGCTGACTGATCTCTGTCACCTGCTCATACCTTCCTGGCTTAGTGCTGCCAAGCAACTGGATGTAGTCTACTGCAACGAATCGCGTGCCGTTCACGCTACAATGATTCTCGATCAAAGTGCATATTTCATCAATGCCATAAGCCTGGTCTTCCACATAGATGGGAGCCTTCTGGGAATATATCTCCTGCACGTTCTTGATAACTCCCTCTGGGTCATCCTTTACCTCCTGGCCGTCATGCTCCGTGTTGGCAAGGATGGCCCTGCGGCCAAGCTCATAGGCACTCATCTCGGCAGAGATAATCAGGCAAGGTGTGCCCCCTTCTGCCACGTTGTCCAGCCACTGCATAGCAAAGGCGGTCTTGCCATGGCCAGGGCGGGCACCGACGACTGCCATCTCTCCTGGGGCTACACCCTCGAATGAGTCGTCCAGGTTGGTGACACCGGTAGTGAAGTAGATTTCATCCCCACTGCTGTACCTCTTAACAAAGCCTACTGCAGCCTCACCCAGGGTGTGGGTCTTGGTCTGCAGGTTCTGTCGCCGGTTGACCATGCTGTAGGCCTTGCGGACAGTATGATCTACCCAACCCTCACGCTCCCCTTTAGCGTACTGGTTCTCATCGCACCAGATGCGCAGGGCATTCTCTATGTCGTAGGTGGGGACACGTAGCCTTACAAGCTCACAGGAGATGCTCATGGCCAGGGCACTGTGGCTCCTGTCCTCCAGACCCTCAAGCTCACCATGCCACCTGCGATAGAGCAGGCATTCCTTACGCTTGAGCAGGGTGGATACCTGGGGGCAGAGCTTACCAGAGACTCTCTCTTCCAGACTTACTTCAGGCTCCAGAGGGGTGCCCAGGTTCCGGCCCACGAACTTCAGGTCGGTTTCACTGCAAAGGGGCACGTCTGTGAGAGGCATGGGCTCCCACTCGTTCTCCA